AAAATGTCCACCAGAGCAGAAAGGTTCGAGATACCGTGAATAGGGTAACAACCGGAAGTTGTTAATTCCTAATTCATAGCATTTCTTACTAATCTCTCCGGTCCATCGCTCGAATACATCTTGTGGATGCATTGCCAACTCCTTAAACACGTCGGTAACGGTGTCAGATTGCTCCAACAAATTGTCGATGTGCTTGTCGCTCGTCCAGTTAAGCATGTCCAACCTTGTTTCCAAGGGTGCGGGACACACGTAACGCGGTAGTGTTTGTCCGTTGATCTTAACCAAAGCAAATGCTCGCTTTAAAAAGCTCACATCTTTAATGGTTTTCCGTTTGTCGTAGTCGGTTCCTTTGTCTGCTGTTGTATAAATCATTCCAAAACTGTCAAAAGCCTCAACAAGATTTCTCATGTTGTAGAATTCCTTCAGTTTTGGGTTAATCGCCAAAACATTGTCATCACCATATGTTATCACTCTCACGTTTTCTTCAAAATGCTTGAGATCCTCCATATCGGGTTTGTACTTGCGGGCAAGGTAAAGGTATGAAGCACGGAAAGCGCACAAACCGTAGAGAGAATTGTTCTCGGCGGTGGGTACGAATCCAGCAGGTGTTCCGTTTGTCGTTTGGTAAATGGTTCCTTGATTATATCGAATAGCGCAGCACGCATATTCCCACAACCTTCTTCGCACTTTGCGGTCATTGTCGGTGTATTGAGGATCGTAGACTTTGTAGATTTCATTGATAAGGTTAAAATTAACCCAAGTCAAATCGTCCATAAGTCGATCACTGAAATCAGTCATGTCGCCGTCAATCATCTCATCCGAGATCCCTCGTAGGTAAGTCGCTAAACTATGCCACTCAGGACCCCAAACATTGATACCAACAGCGATTCCGTTAGTAACTCGGTGGTGTCGCAAATGAGCCAGCGCAGCCATATAATACTTACGAAACAACACATTGTAGTGCATTGGTCCGTTAGATATCATTCTGGTCTTGCCGGCATCAACTTTGGCGTGCGATCTTCGTTCATCCTTGAGAGTGTCCACCCATATGATTTCGTGCGGGCGGTCTTCCAACAAATCACTCTCCAAATTCTCAACATCTCTTTTGAGCTCCAACGCAGCGGGACTTATGAAATCCCATGTGTCAGAACCCATCCAAAACGTCTTTCCTTTCTTTCCTCTCTTTCGTTGGTCAAGGACATAAGGGAAACCTGGTGAAGTCAATCGGTTGATAGGCTGGAAAAGCATATCTCCTTCAATTCCCTTAACAGATTCCTCGTATGTGAGTAGTCGGATTTGTGGGGCTCGTTCAGTTCGGGGCAAAATTAAGCTTCTCATGCTGAGTTCAATCTCATCGATGGTCTGTTGGGTTAAATAACCACACTGGCGTCCTTGCTTTGCAGCACCTTCGCGCAATGGATCTCTCAACACAACAACACCATCAATCTCTTGTGTCCATGGTCGCAATTTAGCAGGGCGTGTTAACACCGGGCCAAAAGCTCCATACAAGGCTGATCTCACAATGCTTGATTTGCTGACTTGTGGTATGACAAAATTGGCTTGTCCTCTGGAAATTAGGGCTGTCTCAAAAGGGTGTGTTGCAGGTGGTAAATCTCGAAGTCCGCAATCGATTTGGGCGTAGTTCGGTAAAGAACGTAAGCCTTCTTCAATCGTCTCTCGGGAAACAACTTGACAATAATTGCTAGATGGTAAAACTGAACCACTGATATGAATACCAATGATTCTGCCTGCAATTTTGTCGCTGTTGACAGTGAGTAACTTTCCACAATCACCTAACTTCGTCGGTATGTCGTGTTTGATAACGTGTGATGCATCAAACGATTCAAATCCATTGGGCATGTTAATCACGATTTTGATGTCTTGAATTTGGCATTTTCCTCCCATGCTCGTTGAAACTGGCATGTCATTTTCCATGTCTATACCAGACAAGGTGGCGTCAAATTTCGCACCACTGAGTTTCGCTAAATCGTCGTTTGAGGCGAAATGATGCAAAATCGATTTTCCTCGTGGCATTTTTGACAGTGTAAACATGCACAAATCCATTGGTTCGTCGTCATCAGTCGGGTCTTCGGGTGAGAACAAAACTACAGAATCCTTCTCAAACCACCCGTCAAAGCTCTTCACGATTCTGAGTTTTGAATTGTCGTTGGGGACCATAATAACTTCTTTAGGATTGCGTTCCTTCAAGAAGATATAGAAATGTGCTGGCATCATGAATACCTGTCCCTTGATGTTTGTGATTGTGCCAAGTGATATGCATTGGTCATCGTGTGTAACCATCGATAAGTTCCATTGGTTTGTTCTAACTCTCGCTATAACATCCAGTTGACCCATCGATTGTCCCATCTCCACAACAATGCGTGCGCGCGAGGCATTAGCCTTCCGAGCGCGCTGACGCACACGTGGTTGCATGTTACGCGTATCGCTCTCAGGAAAGGTATAGGGAATTTCCGAATCCACATCTGAGGGAATTTCGCTTGACATCTTCTTGAAAAACATAGCAGCACCAAAGCATCCTAACAAAGAAAAAAGCGGTTTGTCCTTAAAAAATTGTTTAACTCCATTAACAAGATTACACGTGGTAGTAGTAATAAAATCCAAAAAATTTCTAGCATATTCAGGTAATGTTGACACAAACTTATCTCTAGCATTAATTACAATTTCTAAACACTTATCTACACGAGATTTAGGCTTAAACTTATGATTATAAAAGCGAACGATTAGTATATTCCATGTTGCGTCGGGCAAAACTTCACTTTTGTAAGTGTCCAAGTGAATTTTCGCCAAGTCATTCGTCTTGAAAATCTCCTCCTTTTCCATCATCCAAGTCACCTTCATTGTCGGGCCAGACATAAAGCCATAAGTTTCGTTGTCAGGTAGGCTTTGAACAAAAACATCAAACTCATCCATTGTCGTTCTGTCTCTGAATGTTCCAGATTGGGCGTTGTGCACGTCTTTCATCATCTCAACCGTTGGGTGTTCTCCTCCAACTTGTGCAATGTTAACGCCTTTAGCAAAATCTTTTGAATAGCGATCCAAAAATTTGTCCAATCCGTCACCATCAGCTTTCTTCCCATCCATTGCGGCAATCACGCGGGCAATGAATGTATCCCATCCAATCGGTTGTTCAATCTGTCCTCTTGGGCGTTGAGTGTGTGGGCAAAAACGAATGAATTCATAGATGTATGGGTTGACTTCCCAAGGTGTTCCATCCGATGATTTGGGTGAATCCTCTCGAATCTTTACCAAGTTCAATTTCGTGCGTCTGATCTCATCTCCTCTTTCATTATACGCTGGCATGAGGTATTCTTCTTTGACTTTGATTCTGTATGAAAAATCTTGCAGCCTGTTCCAAACTGCTTCTGGGAAAGTGATTGACTCGATGTTAGCATGTGCGTTGTTAGTTGAAGCAATGACAACTCTAGATGTAAAAAAAGTTGATGCTTTTGCTGCAATGTTAGCCATATGTAAAGGGTATGGAAATGGTCCAACTCCTCGAATGAATTCGAAAAGTTCCAAATTTGGTGCACCAATTGAATCTCTCATTTGCAGGAAATCATCGTATATAGTCACCAACTGTCCATTGTAACCATCCCAAAACACATTCTCAACGCATCGTTGGTACATTTGAGATTTGACGTCAGTAAATCCAGCCTCCAAAGCAAGTCTTGTTGCGATCAAATATTGCAGACGCGATTTTCCAATTTGGGAATCTCCCACAAGCCAAAGGGCTATGGGCACAGTGCGAACGCTTTTGACTTCAGGAAATTGTGTCTCCACTTCATTCTGTATCTTTGCAGCTTCTCGCATCCTTTGAACAACAAACATTCTCAATTCGGGTGTTAATGCTTTTGCGTATTTGTCCATTAAAGCAGCTCCTTTGTCATACAAATGAGCCAACATGAACTTGCCATCTTTGGTCTGTGCAGCAACATCAAACGCTGGTTTGTGATTAAAAGTCTCGACATCCATCATCCAATCCTTGATCTTGGGTATGCATTCTTCGAATTCCTGGGGGTCATGTCCAAAAAAGTTGATTTTCACGTATTGTATGATCTTCTTGAATACGCTTTCCACCCATGTGACTACGTCCATAAAACCTGAGCAGGTTTTTGGGAAAAGTCCAATCCTCATCATCCATTGGGCAGGGGAGTTGTTCTTGTCAGGGATTTTGGCCAAACAATAAGAGCTTATTAAGGCTCCTAACAATCCAAATGCTTTTGGGCTCCAATCTTCAGCTGATTTAGTAATCTCATCAAAACCAAGTTGTGCGTTGTTTCCGTTTTGTGATTTCCGAATTCCAGTGTAGAACGCGAAATCGCGGAAAGATCGTAAAACTCCAGTAATGCTTTCGACTCCCATAAACATCAATTCGAGCGGCATTGTCAAAACTTGTACGGAAATGCAACCAAGATGGTACAAAACGTAGAGGCCAACTAAGGTTAAAAGACATTGAAAAACGGCTTTAACACTGACTGGTAAGAATCCACACTGACTCTCCATGACCTGGGTCACGGCTAGCTTGATTGCTTCTCCGACTCCTTGTGATGTGGGTAGGCTGTTCAAAACTTCGTTCACATTCGTTGCGATGTTATCCATGTTAGTTACAATGTTTGGGGCGCCAAAAAATGATGGAAATCCAATTTGAGCTTGATTTGCCGATGTTGCGCGAAGTGCCACAATCCTTTCAATTAAACCGATAACTGTTGACGCCAATCCCATGAGGGCAGCGTAGAAATCATATTTAATCAACATCTCATTCCTCTTCACCATGCAATCACATTTGCAGCGACCGCATTTCGAACATTCTTGAGGTATGTCGATCGACACGTTTTCTGCTCCAAGTTGTGCGTAATTGATTTCATCATGGAAAACTCGTTTCTCTTTGCGTGCATTTTGGTAAGCTTTCTTGATCAACCTGATCTCTTTTCTCAATCTCTTCTTCTCCTCGCGTGATGGTTCAGGTGCGCTGTAGCGATTGTTTCGCGTACCTGAAGCAATTGGGCCTGGATTTGGTTCAACGCCTGTGCGTAGTAACCATGCAGATGTAAAATCGAAATCGTCTTGAAAAGAATCCAAAGTGAACTTGGCAAAAGCAACCAATTCAAAAAAACAAAATAAATGATTCTCGCTTGTTTGAAAAATAGCGCTGGTATCAATCATTAGAGTGTGTTGAAGATGGGGTGTGGAAAACTGAGTAAAGTTGTATTTAGGTATATGTAAATGTTCAGAAAAAATTTCCTTGCTCACAAAATCACCACAATAATTAAGATACAAAAAAGTTTGGGTAAATGGTTCACAGAGTTTATAAATCTCATTCCTTAATCTAGGTGTTATAGCAATAATCCTGTCACACAGTTCATTCAACACATCCACGCCACTTCGAAAAGCAAAATCAGATGCAGCACAATCGTCAACAACTCCATGCATACGCTCAAAACGCAAGCACAAATCATTCAACATTTTTGCACCTAATTCACGTCGTTCAATCAATTCAGATAGAGTAATCTTGTTCATGCAGAGGTCGTCAACTTGTTTGAAAAATTGGGTGATGGTTTCCGAAGCCATCTTGAGAGTTTGTTGAGTTGTATCCATGTTTAAAAAGAAAAATGGTTCCATTTTATCGTGTTGAATTCACTATCCATATATCCAGCATATGTCAGACCATATCTCAGCCAAGATAACCGGCATTCAGAACAAAAATCTTTCCCACGGGATCCTGTGTAAGTAAAATTCATCAATTCTATTGGGGCGTAACCTCACGATTCGATAGCCGCAAACATCTTTGAATTAAGTGTACACATTCGTCCAGGTACTCAAAAATAATTCCTTTAACTGTGTTAGTAATATATGTGTTAAGATAAAGATCAATTTAATTCATGTTTTATTCACTATTAAACAATCGATACATTACAAATTTTGACGCTACTACACAATCAGGCAGCATTTCTGGTGTTCTGACCGCGGAGGATGTAAGCGCAAATAAAGCCGAGGTGGGTCTATAAGCGCGAACTCACAAAATCTATAAAGGGTAGTCTAAAGATCGTACCTTTCGA